CAAGGTGTCCGGTGTGGTCCGCGACAGTGCTGGGTTGTACACCATTTCTTTCACAAATGCTATGGCCGATGCCAACTATCCGGTGTCCATAGCCGGTACTGCAAACTTGGGCGGGTTGAACGGTTCTATCAGAGCACCAGCAGCCAGCGACCCCCCAAGCATCAAAACCACCACACAACTGCAGGTGTGTTTCGGAAACGGGACGAGCAGAAGTGATGTTGGTGAAGCATCAGTAATGATATTCTAATATTAGGAGCAGTCCGGGATGGAAGACCATTTCAAGCAGTTGGTGGATTCATTGAAATCAGACATGTTTGCTCTGGCTTTTGTTGGTGCGCTAATAGCCCAAAGCTTTTGGCCTTCATCCAGCAGCAAGAAAGCTGCAGTTTCTGTCCTGATAGGTACGGTCATAGCCGGTGTTACTGCCCCGGCTATTGTATCAATGTTAATGTGGAAATGGCCCGGATTCCCGGAGGCTGTAAAAGGAGCTGTGTATTTTTGGACCGGGCTGATGGGAATGCAGATGGTGCCTGTTGTGGCATTCCTTTTGAACAAACTGAAAGAGTCCAAACTTCCGGAGGCTGGCCCATGATTCTGAAACTTGCCATCGAAGCAATTGTATTGGTTGCTTCCATTTACCTGCTGATGGTGTCCGTATGCATTGTGGCGCGGATGACCCCAAAGACATCACATGTTGTCAGGTTCACCATAGTTGTATTGGGTGGCGTGTCATTTATGGCTACACTCAAGACATTAACTGGTCAATGGCAATTTTGCGCTGTTGATCTGTCACACATTGTGGCAATATTTATGTGTGCTGTTACCATGTTGTTCAATCCGAGGATTCCAGTGTGAGCCGGGAAGAAGATATCAAAGTATTGGCTATGACCCTGTGGGCAGAAGCCCGTGGAGAAGGCAAGGACGGGATGATTGCTGTGGCATGGGCCATCAGGAACCGGGTGGAAATGGACCTTGGTAACGACAACAAACCCGACTGGTGGGGTGAGGGTTACGTTGGTGTTTGCAAAGCCCCGTGGCAGTTTAGCTGCTGGAACAAGAACGATCCCAATTACAAGTATCTGTCTGGTCAGGTCAAAATACCAGATTTGCAATACTACATAGCCAAAGAGTGTGCCATGCTGGTAATTGATGGTTCCGTTCCTGATCCAACCGGGAAAGCGACCCATTATTATTCCATCAGTATGATAGCCCCTCCCAAATGGGCAAAGCATGGCACATACTCATGCCGCATAGGTAGACACATTTTCTTCCGGGATGTCAAATGATAAACCCTGTGTACAGGTACTTGGCTGTTCTGGTTATCGGGCTGTTAATCGGTTGGTTTGTCAATGGCTGGCGGTTGGAGGCCGGTTACAATGGTCAACTTGCTGAACAAAGGGCCGAAGATCTGACCAACTATTCACGGCAGGTTGCCTTATATAAAACCAGTCTGGAGCGGTCCGAAGTTTCCCGGTCAGACCTCAACCAAAGATTGATGGAGAAAGAACATGAAATATCTAGTTTATCTGCCCGTGTTGCTTCTGGCACTGAGCGGTTGTCAGTCCGCGCCAGATGCCCCAGAATGCCCACCACAGAAGCCAATGCCGGGGGAGTTGAGGCAGTTACCACCGAGCTTGATTCCTCTGCTCGACCAGCTTATTTTGCCCTCAGGAGCGGCATCGAGCGCACCGAAGCCCTCCTCAAGTTCTGCCAGACAGAATTAGAAGCCCGTTCAGATACCCAACCGTGACAACGGGCGGTATCTCCGGGCGCGTCTGGATACTGACCCGGCACTGATATAGCCACCCCATCCCACATTAAAAAAGAAGCCCTCCCGTTTTGTTGTAGTCTGTTATTTTCGCGTGGACTTCGAAAAGTTGTCCAACGTGGACACATATCAGAATAACCTACTACAACTACTACAACTACAACACGATAGCCACAGGCCCCGTCCTTCGGGAGTTTTGACGTTGTAGGCTGTGTTGTAGGTTGACACTATAGCCTACAACATGTTCTCCTTAAAACTGCACCGGCCCTCTAGGGGGTGTCCATCTAGGACAGGTTCTCCAATTCTACGTGAAAAGGGGATCGGTGACCATAGAGCCATATAGAGGATTAAACATGCAAGATGAACAAGTTGAACGGTTTGCCCGTCTTTTCCGTGGCAACCAAAGATCGCATGGGGTGTTCAACCCTAAAAATGGTGCCATGTCAACCGACAAGGAACCGGCCAGTACCACAGACTATTTTGACCATTTGACTGGTAGTGTCGGGCTTGGCATTGTCCCCATAACCGATGATGCCACATGTTGGTTTGGTGCCATCGACATTGATGCCCATGGTGATACACCAGACATTGATTTGAAAGAATTGGAAGCCATGGTCAGGGAAAAGGACCTGCCATTGACTGTGTGCCGGTCAAAATCCGGGGGAGCACATCTGTACGCCTTCGGGTCCGAGCCACTCCCGGCCAAGCTGTTGAGATCCGCTCTGGCAAAATGGGCCGAGCGCATCGGATATGCCGGGGTCGAAATATTCCCAAAGCAGGACCATCTGCCGACCGACAGTGATGGGAACAGGCAGCTTGGCAACTGGATTAACCTGTGTTGGTTTGATTCAGAAAACCCGGAGTGCAAGCGCTACACTGTGGAGGGCGGAAAGCGAATCCCACTGCAATATTTCTTGGACATAGCAGAGTCACGCAAGATATCTGCGGCCATGTTGGTGGAGCGATCAGCCGATGAACATGCCGAGGCACCACCATGCATCCAGAAGATCATAAGTTCGGGGGTAGGACAAGGCCAGCGCAATGAAGCACTGTTCAATGTGGTAGTATATTTGAAGCAGGCATACCCGGAAACATGGAAGGACAAAGCATTTGACCTGAATGCCCGGATATTCGATGAACCGTTGACCCATGCCGAGGCCAAAAAGACCATAGCCAGCACCGGGCGCAGGGAATACCGATATCGCTGCAAGGAGGAACCGTGCCGGTCATTGTGCAAATCGTCAATATGCATCACCCGCAAGTACGGCATCACCCCGGACGAAAAGAATGAGATGGAGATGGGCAAGCCGCCAGAGTTCGGGCCGCTTGAGAAAGTAAACACAGAACCTCCACGCTGGCACCTGTACGTTGATGGTGTCAAGTTAAGCCTGACCACCACAGATCTTATGGACTATCGACAGGTGCGTGTGGCAGTAGCCGAGGAGTTGACCCGATTGATTGCACCAATGAAGAATGACCAGTGGCAAGGAATCCTGCACAAATTGATGTCCGAGGCCACAGAGTTGGAGGCACCAGAGGAGGCCAGCACCAAGGGTTACATACGGAACCGGTTGAACGAATTTTTCCACCGGGCCGACCTTGATTCACCCGGTACAGACAAAAAGGACCGGGAATCATTGCTCCTTGGTTCGCCGGTTGTGCAGCTCAATGACATGGGCCACAGGTGTGTATTTTTCCGGGCATCAGATTTCATCGATTATCTGAAAAAGAACCGGGCAGAAGAGCTTAAGGGTCCAAATTTGTGGATGACACTTCGAGAGCTTGGGGTTGAACACACCAAATTCAGAGTTGGCAAAACTGTTGTGCCTGTGTGGTATGCCCGAATCGAGGAAGGCGACCAATTCCAGTTGCACACACCAGAAATTGAAACGGAGATCTGACACATGGAAATCACTTACAACAAAGTGGCCAAGAAGTTTTCCATTGATTGTTCATTCAGGGAAAATCACTTGATATCAGACATTCCCAACAAGCGATTCCAGAAGCGCATCAAATTGTGGCATGCCCCGGTGTTATCGCGCAACGCGGAGCACATGTTGTCAAAATTGCGCCAATACATGGACAAGGAATCAATAGAGATTGCCGAGGAAGTTGTGTCTAGGCGCAAGGTTCGACAAGAGGACTTCCCATCATGGTACCAGTTCAAGACCAAGCCATATAAGCACCAGATCAATGCGTTGAACCATTCTTGGGCGCTTGATGCACATGCCTATTTCATGGAGATGGGGACCGGGAAAACGAAAACTGCTATTGACCTGCACTCTGCACGATTTATGACGGCAGCAATGGATGCTTGGGTCGTGTTCTGTCCAAACGCATTACGTGACAATTGGGCCGATGAAATAAAAATCCACAGCCCGTTACCAGACATCCCGGTGTTTGTTCTGGCCGACCTCACTGATTCTAAAGTGCGCAACATGACCAAGGCTGCAGAGAAGGCAGAAAGGTTCATTGTTGTGGTCGGCATGGAGTCGATGCAACAGACCCTGAGGGGTGGCTCTGCATGGAAGGCACTGATGGGGATGATTGGTGACAGGAAATATGCAGTCACAATTGATGAATCACACAACGTGAAAAACCCTGATGCCAACCGGTCACGCAACGTGGAGGCATTTGCCGAGTACGCAGTTTCCAGAGGAATAATGACTGGCACCCCGATAGCACAGGGCATACTTGATTTGTATATGCCATTCCAGATTCTGGACCCGAACATCATCGGAATTGGCGATTATTACAGCTTCAGGAACCGCTATGCCGAATTTGGCGGTTATGAAAACCGGGAGATAATTGGATATCGCAACGTTGAAGAATTGATGTCGGCCATAAAACCGTACGTGTTCCAGTGCACCAAGGAAGAAGCACTCGACCTCCCGGAAAAGATTTACATGCGAAGGTCTGTCCAGATGTCCAAGGAACAGGAGCGCATATACAAGGATCTTCACAAAGAATCTGAAGCCATGATTCAGGACATGAAACGATCTGGCAAATCGGTCGAGGTCATAGCCGAGTCGGTAATCACCAAATATGGCATGCTACAGCAAATAACTGGCGGTTTCCTGAATTACAAGGAGGAGGTTGGTGATGAAGACGCTATGGAGGTTGTGCGTAGGACCACTTGGCTTGTGGAACCGGCAAACAACCCTAAAATCCGGGAGTTGATCAACATTGCTGAGGAAAACCCGGACAAGAAGATTATTGTTTGGGCCAAATACAGAAGCGAAATTGCCATGATCGTGGAAGCCCTCAAGGACAAATACGGGGATGTTGTGTCCGAGTACCATGGCGGCATAAGCAACAAACCGGGGAATGACCAGCGCAAGGCCAACTTGATTGAGTTTAAATCCGGGAAGAATCGGTTTTTTGTTGCCAACCAGCAGACCGGTGGCACAGGGCTGACCATCAACGAGTCCAACTTGGTGGTGTACTACAGCAACAGTCTGAAACTGGTGGACCGCATGCAGTCGGAAGACCGCAACCACAGGATCGGGCAGGACAAGGGGGTGGTGTATATCGATCTGGTGTGCACCGGGACAAAAGATGAAGACGTATTGACAGCCATTCGCGATAAAAAGGATGTGGCAGATTACGTCAAGGAGAACATGA